AGTTAATATGAATGATAATATGGCTATGTTCGCCGCAACTATGTTGCACAGCGCAACAAATACCCATTTCTTTCATTGGTCTACTGACTCTTTCAGTAAGCACATGGCACTCGGTACATACTATGACGAAATAGTGGGGTTAGTAGATAACCTAGTAGAAGCCTATATGGGATGCTATGAGAAGATTACAACTTTCCCAAGCGTATACCACCAACCTAAAGAAGCTGTTAAGTATTTGGAATCATTAAAGAATTTTGTAGATGATGCTCGCAAAGATTTGCCGCAAGAAACCCAATTACAGAACATTATTGATGAAATTGCTCAATTAATCGACAGTACCCTTTACAAACTTAAGAACCTCAAGTAAGGATTCATTATGCCAATGGACAAATCAGGGTCGGCTCAATCAGTCGGCAAGAACTACAAAACAGAAGTTGCCGCAGGAAAGCCTAAAAAACAAGCATTGGCTATTGCATTGTCCGAACAGCGTACCCATGCTAAAGGTAAAGTAAAATCTAAGCTAGAAGCCGCATACGCTAAACACATGGCAAAGTGAAATTTACAGTAGTAACTCCTTCTTATAGGAGAAATAGCGGTGGTGTATGGCTATTACATTTCTTATGCAGTCAGCTAAACGCATTAGGGCATAAAGCAACTGTATACATATACACTACTGAACAGGTCACGAACTTTGGAAACCTTATAGGCTACGACCCTGACGCTATTGTTATTTACCCCGAAGTTATAATAAACAACCCATTAAACGCCAAAAAAGTAGTGCGTTACTTGCTTAATAAAGAAGGTGCAATAGACGGAAAGCCTATAAATTGGGGCAAAAACGACTTCTCAATGACTTATTCAAAGTTATATAAGGATTGCGACACTTTGTTTTACCCTATTGCCGACACAGTTAATAGAAACGAGCCAAGAGAATATAACTCTTACTATGTAGGCAAAGGCAGTAAATACGCTATATGCCCACCATTGCCAGGTTGCCAAGAAATCACCACAAGCACCTCAAGAGAAAAATACATAGACATTCTTAATAAAAGCAAAATAATGTTTACCTACGACACCCTTACAAGCACTAACTTAGACGCAGCATTGTGCGGTGCAATACCTTATTTCTTATTAGAACCACCTAAAGAATTAAAAAACGCAGAACTAGGTAAGTATTGGATTGAATCATTAGACCCCCAAGAGATAGCAGAAACAAAAGAAAACATTAAAACCCTTGAACTTCGTATATTGCAAATGCGTCAAGAATTTCCGCAGAAACTTACAGAAATGTGTAATAAAATAGAAAAACATTTTAAGGATATGTAATGGAACACATGAGCCGCAAATATAAAAAAGAAGATGTTATGCTTAGACCACATAAAGAGTCTACGCTAGAGAGGCAAGAAAAAATGCGCCAAGACAAAAACCCACCGTTAGAGCTTGATGACAATGGCATTCTAAATAAGAAAGCTAACCAACGCATGAAGCGTAAACAGGCTTTAATGGATGCAATGAACAAGAACCACGACCCTGACATTGTTGGATAAATTGTAGTAACATTAAACCCTTACAAATCAACTACTTGAGAATGTATGGATAATAAAGAAACTCCTAAAGTACGGGAATCTACGAAACAAGCAGGCAATAGAGGGCTTGGTAGACCTGTAGGTGTACCTAATAAGTCTACATCAATGGCTAGAGAGGCTATTGCTAGGTTCGTAGAGGGTAATGCACACAAGATGGAAGAATGGCTTACAGCCGTTGCTGAAGGCAAACAAGACGAAAAAACTAAAAAGTGGTTAGTGCCACCTAATCCTGAAAAGGCTTTTGGTATGCTTCAGACTGTAATGGAATACCATGTGCCTAAGTTAGCAAGGACTGAGGTAGTAGGTGATGCTAAAGCCCCACAACGCATGGTGGTGTCTTGGAAGAAGTAATTGAGGTAGAACTAGACTACCAACCAAGGGAAGTATTCTTAGATTTTCACGAAAGACAAGAGCGTTGGGCAATTATAGTAGCTCATAGACGCTGCGGTAAGACTGTTGCTTGCATTAATGACCTTATATACAAGGCTTTAGTTGATGGCAAAGAAGATGGCAGATATGCTTATTTAGCACCGTACTACGCCCAGGCTAAAAGCATTGCATTTGACTACTTAATGCGTTTCTCTGCGCCTGTAAGGGCTAATCACAATGTTTCAGAACTATGGGTGGAATTAATAAATGGCGCAAGGATTCGTTTGTTTGGTGCTGATAACGCTGACAGTTTGCGTGGTTTGTATCTTGATGGCGTAGTTTTAGACGAATACGCTGATATGAAGCCTTCTATATGGGGTGCCGTCTTGAGGCCGTTATTATCAGACAGAAGGGGTTGGGCCACCTTTATTGGGACTCCAAAGGGACATAACCAATTCTGGGAAATATACAATAATGCCGCCAAAGATAATGCTTGGTATGTAAAGACACTAAGGGCTAGTCAAACTGGTTTAATTCCCCAAGAAGAATTAGACGATGCTAGAAAGATGCAAACCCAAGACCAGTACCTAGCTGAGTGGGAATGCGACTTTGAGTCTGCCATTATTGGTGCGTTTTACGGTAAAGAAATGCGCCAACTAACAGACCAAGGCAGAATACTTGACATTGAATATGACCCTATGTTTCCTGTGCATACAGCTTGGGACTTAGGTTACTCTGATGACACAGCAATATGGTGGTTTCAAGTGGTGCATGGCGAGATTCGTATGCTTGATTACCATTCAAGTAATGGACAACCAGTAGCGTTTTATGCGGGAATTATTCAATCAAGAGAGAAAGAAAGAGGCTATGTGTACGGCACTCATTACTTACCTCACGATGCCCGTGCTAAAACATTGGCATCAAATAAGTCCATAATTGAGCAACTTTCAGACAAAATTGCGTTAAAATCAATGAAAATTGTACCAATGTTGTCACTTCAAGATGGAATACAAGCAACACGACTAGCATTAACTAGAGCTTGGTTTGACCATAAATGTGAGGATGGCATTGAATGTTTAAGGCAGTATCAGCGTGAATGGGATGAGGATAAAAAGGTCTTTAGGGATAAACCTAGACATGATTGGACTTCTCATGGTGCTGACGCATTTAGGATGTTAAGCATTGCCTGGAAAGAAGAAGCTAAGTTGCCCCATAAGGATGACTCCATTAGAGGGGTATTTGTAGGCAAAACAGATGTAACTTTGAAAGAATTGTGGTCACAGCAACAAACTGTTACCAATAGGAGAATTTAATGGCGAATGACAAGGCAACGGTAAACCACTCATACGAAGATTGGTATAAAACCATTATGGGTTATGAACGCTCATATAAGCGTTGGGAAGCCAGAGTAGACCGCATTGTTAAGAAGTATAAAGATGACAGTCGCTATGACAGAAATCCTAATGCTAGGTTTAACATTCTTTGGTCAAATGTCCAAACCATTCAGCCTGCTATCTTTGCACGCTTGCCACGCCCAGACGTTTCAAGGCGCTTTCGTGACAATGACCCTATAGGCAGAGTAGCCTCAATGATGCTTGAGCGTGCCTTAGAGTTTGAGATTGAACACTATGGCGACTATAAGTCTGCTATGAATAACGCAGTATTAGACCGCTTATTAGGTGGTCGTGGCGTTAGTTGGGTGCGTTATGAACCGCATATTGTAGGCGAGGAAAGCGGAGAAGCTGATGGAGCGCCTGATGACGGCTACCAAGTAAGCGAAGATACCGATGAGTCTGAAACTCCTGAAGGCATGGAGAATGAAGACCAAGAACGCATTGAGTATGAGTGCTGCCCTGTAGATTATGTCCATTGGAAAGACTTTGGACATACTATTGCTAGAACTTGGGAAGAAGTAACCGCAGTATGGCGTAGAGTTTATATGAACCGCCCTGCATTGGTTGAGCGTTTTGGCGAAGAATTAGGCTACAAGATACCTTTAGACACTAAACCTGACGATTTAAAACAGTCTTACAAATCTGACGATAGCGTATATGAAGCGCTGATATACGAAATTTGGGACAAAGAAACAGGCAAAGTTTTATGGATTTCTAAGTCACTTGGCAAGATTCTTGATGAAAGAGATGACCCACTAGGATTAGAAAACTTCTGGCCTTGTCCTAAACCTTTATATAGCACCCTTACAACTGACAGTCTTGAGCCCATTCCTGATTTTGTCATTTACCAAGACCAAGCAAGAGAATTAGATGTCCTTTGTGACCGCATTGATGGCTTGATTAACGCATTGAAAGTGCGTGGTGTCTATGACGCATCGGCATCTGAACTACAGCGCCTATTCTCTGAAGGCGAAAACAACACAATGATTCCAGTAAACAACTGGATGGCATTTGCCGAGAAACAAGGCATGAAAGGTGCTATTGACCTTGTAGACCTTGCCCCATTTGCAAGCGCATTGTTGTCTTGCTATCAAGCAATGGAGCAAGTTAAGGGTCAGATTTACGAATTAATGGGTATTGCCGACATTCAAAGAGGTCAAACAGACCCTAATGAAACCCTTGGCGCACAGATTATTAAATCTAATAACGCTGCTGGTCGCCTAAAAACTATGCAACACGCAGTCGTAGACTTTGCTACAAGCCTGTTGTCTATTAAAGCGCAAATCATTTGTAATCACTTTACAGACGATACGATTGTCAAGATTTCTGGTGCAATGCAACTGTCTGACCAAGATAAAGCATTAATTCCACAAGCCATTGAACTATTAAGAAACGAAGCTGCCAAGAATTTCCGCATTGAAGTCACTTCTGACTCAATGATTTACCAAGATGAACAGCAAGAAAAATCCGACAGAATGGCATTTTTGCAAGCTGTAGGCGGTTTCTTTCAGCAAGCAGTACCATTGGTACAAAGTCAGCCTGAACTCGCTCCTATGGCGATTGAAATGCTTAAATTTGGTGTAACTGCATTTAAAGCAGGCAAGCAATTAGAAGGAATTATTGACGAAACTGCTGATAAATTGCGCCAACAAGCTAAAGCAGCAGAAGGACAACCCAAACCACCAAGTCCTGAACAACAAAAAATGCAGATGCAGATGCAGATTGAGCAATCCAAGA